TTAATGGGTCATAATCCCAACCTTTATTATCCAATTCTTCTTGTGATAATTTACCATTATAGTGATTGAATTTATCACGTAATAGTATTTTAAAGTCCATCTCTAACTTCTTGAGTTTTAGTTTGTTTACGGAATATAATTCTAGGTATTTGGAATGTAATTTGGCTGATTGTCTAGATGCCTCTCCGAGTTCCATCTCTTCGATAACACTATCCTTTTTCCACATTTCAATTATAGCTTCTAAATTATTCATATTATATATTATAACACATTTCTGTGTAAAAGTAAACCTGTTTAGGTTTTAAATTCAAAGTTTGTGTATGAGAATGTAATATCCATTTGAGCATACTCAACACTATCAGCTTGTGCATCAAATTCTACAGCACTTAAACTTGTTGGAAACAGACCAGAAAACTTAATTTCCTTTGTGACATTGTTATGTGATGAAAGTACCAATAATGTACCATCAACCTTTAGGTCTTCTGCATTCTTATCTTGTATTATATTATGCATCCAATCAAAAGTTTCAATATAATTTTCCATGTTTTCAGTAATATTAGCTCTAATTGATAAATCATCAAAGGCTAATCGGTCACCTGTAAATGATAAATTCACACCACGATATGGCATTTCAGAAGCACTTAAACTAATTGATGGTAATGTAGCCGCAACCACAAAATATTCCAAATTAGGATATAATGTATGGTCTACTTTTAATTGAAACCCTACTGGGCTAAGAAAGTTTTTGTTTGTAGTTAATGTTGCCATATAGTTATTTATACACGCTAAAATACTAACATAAAAAAAGGGACTCCGAAAAGTCCCTTTAAAGAATTAGATTTAACTAATTAGGTTTACACCATAATGTCGTCAACTCTGAAGATTCTGAAATACTGGTTAGATCTATCTGAACCAACATTATCAAGAGCCACGTAAGGGTTAGCAACCATTCCGTATCTTGTTTTGAATCCTATTCTTGGCTGGAAGTCATTCTCACCAACGGCTTTAACCATGGTTAAAGGAACGTATGGGCAGTAGAATAAACCAGCATCGTATGGGTTAGTACCTCTGTAACCAACACAAACGAAGTCAACAGTTGAATATGGGTCAATATAAACCTTTACTCTTCCGTTAAGAACACCAGCAAAAGTATTACCTGTGTCATCAACATTTAAGTTTGCACTTAAAGCAGGAGTATAGTCTAAAAGACCTGCAGCTGCTAATGCTGAAGCAACATCTGAAGAACAGATAATGAAATTACCTTTTCCTCTTCTTGTTTCTTTAGCGATAACATTACATTCTCTTTCAATCTGCATGATTAAGCCTTTAAATCTCTCAACCATCCATCTTCCGTCTGAATCAGTGTTTACATCAAATATACCACTTACAGCAGTAGATGTTTGTAATGCACCAATTTTAGCAGTTTTAAGAACTGTTCTAACAACTTCTCTATTGATTTCAGCTAAGATTTCAGCAGATAAGATGTTTGCAAGTTCGCCTTCAGCATCCAATCCGTGGATTGCTTTAAGGTCTTGCGCTAGTTCCATTGTGTATTCAGCTTTTAGAGCTCTTGATTTAGCTGTTACTGTTGATTTCTCAATAGTGAAAGCCATTTCGCCGTAAGCTCCATCACCTGTTTCACCAACACCTAATCTCTCAGCAGCGGCTGTAGATAAACCAGAACCGAATGTTGAGACTGTGTCAGCTTCGTCAGCAATAGTTGCGTCAGTGTCTGCATCAGTTACTCCAGAAAGACCGGTTGGGTCTGCTTGATGAGTACCTGTTCCAGAGAAGTCTGTATCAGCTTCATTGAATAAAGCTTCTGTACCACTCTGTGATGCATATTTTGATTTCATTGCGAAGATAAGTCCTGTAGGACCACTCATTGGTTGAACACCAGCGATATCGTAAGCAATTAAGTTAGGCATAGCTCTACGTACTAAAGAAATTAATACTGGGTCAAAAGTACCGATGTTATTCGGTGCTGAACCTGAACCAATATTGTTAGCTGCTGCAGCTTCAGAAATGAAATTTCCTTGTGCTTGAGCTCTTTCTTCTTGTAGGGCAACCTCTTGGTTTTCTAATAGTCTAGCTGTTACAGCTTTTCTATATCTGTCGGAAATTTCTGGAGCTGACTCGTGATTGAGAACTGGACCCCATTTTTCCATTAGTTTTGCGTCTGCGTTAAACATTTTTATTTCCCTTATTTTTTAAAGTGAGTTATAGCTTGAGTGTATCTGTTCATAGACTCTGATATAGTTTCTTCCTCAGAAACATTATCTTCACCTAATAAACTATCAACTTCGTCCACTGTTTCTTCAGTTTCTTCAGATTTGAAGTATGATTCTTTAACAGTTTTTACTTTCATTTCAAAAGTTTCTTTGTTATCGAATTCAATATCTTCCACTAAAGATGCTAATTTTTCAGCTTCAGTTTGTGCAAGCCCTGAAGATTGTTCTCTTACTACTTCTTGCTTTTCAAAGTTTTGAACAGCTTCATGTAATTTGATATTATCTTCTGTGGTTTTATTTAAAGTTTCCTCTAGTTCAGTTACTGATTCGTTGAGTTCATCAACAAGGTCAACCTTACCTTCTGGTACTTCGATGTAGTGTTCTTTAAACACTGATTGTAGTGAAGTCATAAAGTCTTCAGCAATTTCAGTCCTAAGACCGTTAGTTACTGCTACTTCATTTTCTTTCATCCAACCCTCTACTACATAGTTAAGGTATGAATCTACCTTCTCTACTAGAGATTCTTGGACTTCTGAAACTTCTTCTTCAAGATTTTGCGCGTATTCAGCTTCTAATCTGTCGATTTCAGATGTTAACTTAGATGTTAACACTGCTTCGAAGATTGCTTGAGCTTTATCACGGAACCCATCAGAAAGAGTTGCCTCTTCTTTAATGATGTTTTCTAAGTCTTCGTCAAAATCAATAGCTTCTACTTTCGCTTTAGCTTTTGGGTCTGCAGCTTTTGATACTGATTTAACTGCATCGTCAGCTGATTTGACTGATTCTTCTTCATCACTGCCTAGAGCCATCTTTGAGAACATTTTTTGCGCGTCCTCTTTTCTTGCTTTCTTAAGCATTTCGACTGCTGCTTGAATTACGCCTGCCTTGGTTTTTGGAGTTTGAATAGTTTCCTTTTTAGGTTCTACTTCTTCTTCCTCTTCCTCATTCTTGGCTTCTTCAATGCTTTCAACTTCCTCGTCTAAAATTTCTTCATTTTCCACGAGCTCGTCTACTTGCTCTTCTTCAACAGTTTCAACTACTTCTTCAGCAACATTGTTTATAGCGTCGTCTGACATAGTTTTCTCCTATGATTTTAGATTTAATTTAGAGAGGAAATTTTTAAAGGCTTTAATCTCTACCTCTGGGAGGTTTCCGATTTTTGCTTCTTTTATCTCAGTCTCAATTCCTTCAATATCCTGTGCTTTAATAATGCCATTATCCCATATCCAGTCAACACCTTCCATAACTCCATTTACAAATGCACTTGGAGCTGAAGGGTCCTGGACTATATCTATAGTGGATAACATAAAGTCATTCCCCACATAACTGACACCATTCTTTTGTACAAGACTTCCCATACCACGACTTGACACACCAAGCTTAACACCGCCATCGAGTAGTCCTTCGACTATTTTTCCCATTGGCGTTTTAAGTATTGATGCCTTACCCACAACATCATTTCCCTGCCAATGCAGGTCTGTGATCTTGTGCGAAACTTTATCAAGGTTTACTGTTGGTCCTTCTGGATGATTTAACTCTCCAACAGCTCTCCCTGTTTTAACTTGTTCGGTAACATACTTTTCTAAGGCTTTCTCCATAGTTTTCTTTTCGTATATTCTACCGTTTCTGTTCTTTTTATTAGATTGCATAAAGACGCCTTCGATGAAGTAACTTTTTTCTCCATTCTTTTTGGCCTCACATATTACATCTAACTCTTGTTCTACATATTCTGTTATTAACTTCATGTTATATTCCTAACAGTTTTATCATATCATCTGCTGCCTTTTGAGCTTCTTTTTCATTTTTGTAGTTATTATCAAGTAATTCATTACCTACATAAACTCCAAATTTACTACCTTTTTTGGTAATAACAACCTCAACATTTTTTCGCTTACCGGCTTTGGAAGATGTGACCTTCTTTTCGCCAGAAGCTAATTTGAGCTTCTCTCTTAATTCAACAAATGTATGCATTTATTCTTCTTCTTTTTTTCTTTCAGCCATAGTAGATGCTAATTCTATTTTCTTTGCATCTAACGCAGCTGTAATTTTGTCGGCCATAACTGAATCAAATTCTTTATTTGCATTTACATTATCGCCATCTTTTAAATTTTTAATTACATTTTCTACTGACATATTATCCTCACTTGTTTATGCAGGAGAAGGTTCTAATTCCTTCTTCTTTTGCATCATGTTTTTAATCTTATCTCTTAAAGCAGCTACTTTACTGCCTCCCTCACCTTCACGGTCTTTGAGCTTTTTAAGAGCCTCACGCTCCTTTTTAATTACAGCTTGTGCCTTAGCTAACCTTTCAGCATCTTTACGCTTTTGTGTTATCTTGGCAGCTTTCCTATCAGCTGCATCAGCCTTACCCTTTGCTGTAAACTTTTCTTTACCCTTTTTAATTGCAGCTTTACCTGCAGCTTTGGCACCTTTGGCTGCTAATTTACCAGCACCTTTTGCTACAGCCTTTACACCTTTTGCAATGGCACCAAAAACACCTTCGACTATTTCCAACTCTTGATAATCAAGTGTTTCTAATAAGGCATCAAAGTCCTCTTCGGACATCTCATATAACAGATTTTCTAATTCAACCTGTTCATTAAAGTGTGTTTTAAAGGCCTTCATTGTTATATTTATAATTTTTTGTTCCTTAACTACTAAAACTCTTCTTCAGAATGTGCACCAGCCTTTGTTTCGGCCTCTATTTGTTTTTCCATGTCTTTCATATCTTCTTCAGACATTCTTAAAATATTTTTAGCAACCCATTCATGTGATAGGTATTTACCTACATAATCTTGAACACTACCTAGTAAATCAAATCTTTCTCTTATCATTTCAGATTGTTTTAATTCAGAAAAGTAGTTATCTTCAATATAATCAAAGGCAATACTTTCCTTCCAACTTTTCCAATCCTCTTGTGTACATATTCCTTTTAACAGCAATTGTGTTTTAAGTAATTGCATGAATAGGTCAGAGAATCTTTTTCTTAACCTATCAATAAACTTTTTAAACTTAACTTCGTCTCTTGTTATCTCTGAAGCTCTACCTAATGTAAACTGTGCTTCTTGCTCTAATCTATTAACCGGTACATTGAGTGATTTGTATAATTTCTTTTGGAAATATATAATATCATCTATCTGGCCTAGGTTTTCTCCACCAGGTAATGTTGTTATTTCGGTACCTCTTCCACCTTCTCTACGAGGTAAGAAAAAGTCTTCCAACATTGACATATGTTTTCTGTCATCTTTAATGTCGCCAGTTTTAGCATCATAAACTAATTTATTTCTATATTGATTCATAATACCTCTTAGGTATTCTTCAGCCTTACCTTTTGGTAAATTACCAACATCAATATAAAATATTCTTCGTTCTGGAGCTCTTGATATTCTGTATATTACAACAGAGTCTTCCATCATTCTTAATTGGTTAACTGGTTTGAGTGCCTTATGTAAATAAGATAATATCTTCTTACGTGATGGGTCCATCATACCAGATGTACAATATGCTATAGCATCAGGATATATTTTAACACCCTGGTCTGCAACATTTAATGATTTATCTTGATATAAAAA